CACGTGGCATACCTGAACCAGTCCACTTTAAAAGAATAGTGGTAGGTGCACCAGCACGACCAGACAAAACTTGTGCAGCAAAACCTTCAAGGTTAGAGAAATCACCTGATTTAACTGCAGCACGAACATTTAACGCCTTACGTCGAGCAGTTTCAAGTAACATGTTCTCTGCTGGCTTCCAAGATGTACCCAGAAGTTTAGGTTTGCCTGTTTCATCCATGAAAGCATCCCAAACTTGACGGTAGTAAGGGTTACGTTCTATCGCTTTGTTGTATGCAGCGTTAAGGTTAGACAGAAGTGTGTCGGCTGGTTGAACAATGCCATCAAGGTTGCCACCAATAAGGCTTGCTTGCATATCTCCAAGTTCATACAAGTAGTCTGGGTCACGAGTAAGTAAGCGTTGCAGTGCAGGTAAGTGTCCCTTGTCTGCAAGAATCATATCAGCAACAATAGTTGGGTCATCAACTGCTGTAGTTAAAGCAACTAGGCGTTCATTGTTAGAAAGTTTTTGTAATTTAAGTGCATTAAGTTCATAGTTGTTAGAGTTTGCTAGTTCTTCAACTATAATTCCGAAAGTTGTTCGTTCACCACTGGCACCACCTGTAGCGGTATATTCAAAGTGACGTACCGCTGATGCTTCTAGGTTGGTTAAATCGCGGGTTCCCTTGATTACTGTGTTTAAACCAGCAACGTCTTTAAGTTTGGCAGCACCTTTGTCTAATGCAATACTGCCAGCAATGTTTAAAACTAGGTCTGCACTACCAGAAAACAGTTTGCCTGTGAGGTTATCTTCAAAGTTTTCTTTAATAGATTTGTCATTCCACAAATCAACTTTGCTTATGTCAAAGCCGATTGCAGACATTGCATTAGTTGCAATTAAACCAGCAGGAGAGTATTGGAATAACGCAGATTTACCTAATGATTGTCCGTAAGAAACTTTCTCTGAACGATTGTAGGCATCAGTGATGTCGTTAAGTTGAAAACCATTCTTTGCTAATGGACTATCTGTGTCCCATAGAATGTTCCAAGTTGATGCTGGTCGAGCAATGGCATGTGACCATGCAATTTCTACTGGTTCTGATGCAACAAGGATTGGGTCCATGAAGGCACCTATGACGTTTGCTTCTTCTTTAAGTCCAAGTTTTTTTGAAACAGACTTTTTAACTAAAGTGTCAGCGTTAAATCCGCCACCCTGTTTTTTAATCTCAGGTGAAACTTCATTGTCCCTAAAGGTCTGCATTGAGCCTGATTGAATTTGTGCACCAGCACCAAGAACTGACCCAAGGTAATCACTAGTAATACCCTGAACAACACTAGATGGAAATGCTGCAACTGCTTCGCCTGTGCGACTAGCCCAATCGGTGAAACTGTCCCAAACATTATTGTTTTCTTCAATAGGCTTAATGTCAATAGGTTCAGTGAGTGTACCATTTTCTTTAGGATTTTTTAACATTGCTTGGTTCACCCACCTTTCGCCCAGTTATCTCAAATAAAAACTTATCACGTTCATCAGTATCAGTCCAGTCAGCCATAGCCAAACCAAAAGCAACAGGTGCTTTGTCGTAGCCTAGATGGTTAACAAAAGTATTAAAATTATCAAAGAAAGTATTTTTACTCCAAGCAGATTTCACTGATTGAAACTTTCCAAGTAAGAAACAAAACGTTTAAACGATTGCGGTGCGCTAGGGAGCAATGCGACATCCTGCAACGAACGCAAGTATTTTGCTTTAAAGTCAACTAGTTCAGCGTTAGGGTCAAATGCTGGTTTCATAGAATTACTTCCAGGACCAAACGGCATACCTGCAGTAACAGGTTCTTCAGGTCGTTGAGTTGTGTCAAACAATCCAGTAATCTTTGGTGTCGCTACACGTGGAGATGGTGCAGGACTACCTGCCATTGGTGCACCTTGTTGCTGTTCCATAATAGCCTTTGATTCACCGTACTTGCCTGTGCGAATTTCTTTCATTGCTTGCTTAGAGCCAGCCCCACCGTCAGTACGACGAGAAAGAGCACCAGGACCTGATACAGGTGCTGGATTGTTAGGCTTACGGTATCCACCTCTAGCCATTGTTCACGCCCTTTCTGACGACCTGGATTTTTCCACCAGTATTAATATCAAACTTTGCGGCAATGCCTACCGCTTTCTCAGGAGTCATACCTGCATACATGGCACCAAGACCAAAAGGTCCACCGCTACCAATACCATACAAGCCATGCGTAGCACACAGCACTGTATAGTCATCACAGATAAGAAATAGTCGGTTTGCAACGCCAACTAGAAATGTGAAAGTATCATCTTCTTTAAGTGTGTAACCAGTTTTTTCGTGTGCATCCCGTAAAGCGGGAACAAACTTAGTTACCATAAACTTGTAAATCTCTGTGCCATCATATGTAGGTGGAACAAAGTCATATGCTGCCACGTCACAGTAACGTGCGTTACCTGCACCAGCAATATGATATTCACCATTACTGACAATTTTAATAATGTCAGCATGAGCGAATGGGGTATCATCCACAGTTACCTGTGAATCAGCCGCAAGCACATACCCTTTCTTGTATTGTTTACCAAGAATGGTAGTCACTATTGACCGCCAGCCATCATTCCTAGGATAGAAGCAAGGTCAGGTGGAGCCTGTCCAGGTGTTCCTTGTTGTGGCTGTTCAGAAGGGACCCCTGCTGGAGTCTCAGCAACAGGAGCCTGTGTGGGTAATTGCTCAACTGGCTGAGGTCCTGCAACAGCAGGGGCAACTTGTGGAGTTGGAGCAGGTGCTGGTGCAAACGCTTTAGCAACTGCATCTTCAATGCTGGTTCCACTCTTACGCATTTGGATAACATCAGCAATTTTAGTAATAATACCTGAAGGGTCTTGACCTTGTGTAGCCATCTGTGGAATAGCCTGTGCCATAGAAGCAAACGAGCCACTCAGTTGGTCACGCATACGTTCAATCTCAATATCCTTTTGGACTTGGGAAACGTTCATAGACCAAGGAAGTTCACGCATCACCCAGTCACGGGAGATGAGACCTGCCTGTAAAGCCTGTAGGGAGAAGATGAGGGCACGTGATGGGTCAAGCCCTGACATGAGACCGTAACGAACCTGGACCGTGTAGTCGCCCTTAATGGCGGTTGTAGGGTCATAGGTCAAACGGTAAGGTGCACCTTGGAAGGTGATTGAAACTTCCTTCTTGACAGGGAAAAGAACTTCATCCATCTCGAAACAGAGAGAAATAACTTCTTCCATAACATCTGCAAGAATTTGTTGCCCAGTTTTAACTTGTGTGTCAAAGCCACCAAGCAACGCTTGAACACCTTGACCAGTAATAACACTAGCATCAATGTTACCTGAACGACCTTCAGGGTAACGGGCACCCATCCGCATTTCTTGTTCAAGGATAGATTGTTCAGTGAACGCTGCGGAAGAAAGTTCCAAACCTACACGGCGAACCTGTGCAGGATTGTCGGTACGGATAACAGCATCAGGTCCGAAAGCGAACTCTGCCACATCCTTAGGTACAACAATAGGTGCCTGTACAGATTTCTCTGCTGCTTCCATAGCGAGCATAGCGAAACGTGCACGGGCAAGTTGAACCCAAACCACATCATCAAATTGTCCACGTGTATCATCAGGGTCAATGCCTGGTTTACGTGCAACACGAACCGAAACTTTACCAAGCGGATTGCTTGCCTGAAGTAGCGGAAGATTTTTGCGGTCAGGAACATACAACAACACTTGGTCTTTGTCCTCGTAGCGAACAATTTCCAGCATTGCACCGTAGTCAGCGAAATCTCGACCAGAAGGTCCGAGGATTTGTGCCTCATACTCAGGGAACTCACTAACAAGTTCACCCACTGTTTTCATGTAACGCTTGACAAATGCTACGACCCGACCATAGCGGTCAAATTCAGGGTAAGCACCCATTGGGTTTTCTATGCGGATACGTGGCATACCTTTGTCAAGGTCTGGTTCTACGACAAACGGAAGAAAGCCGTAGGTAAGGTACCAATCTGCACCCGTATACATTTGGGTTTCAAGATTGGAAAATTGGATATAGTTATTTGCAATCATAGTACGATTGTCAGCAAACTTCTTCGCTGCTTCACTTAAAGAATTAGAAGGATTGCAGTTGAAAGAAGGCAAAGGTGCAAGAACTTCAGCAAGGTCACGTGCTGCAACATCAATGAAGTTAGCAATCATAGGCTTGTCAATACCTTCAGGGAAGTATTCACCCGCAATAGATGCTAGTTCACCTTTACGGACAGCAAGAACATCTGCCATACGTGCGTCACGTGCAGCGTATCTACGCTTAAGTGCGTCAACACGGTCTGCAACCGCATTAATTGAGAGTGTCATTAACTATCCTTAAAGGTACTGTGTGTAATTGCCAAATTCAATATCATCTAAGTTAACCACTGATTGCGTGGCAACTGCTCTACGTGAAGCCCACCTGCTAGTGAAGTGGGTCTGTTTAAATGTGTTACTAGAAATGATGTCCCTAGCACGAATCTCACAGAACCACAACGCCATTATCAAGTCTGTGGCGTTTTTGGTGTCTGGTTTCCAGGTTATTAACTGGTTGATTAGTGCTTTGAAGTGTTCGTTGCCTTCGTGTGATGGTAAACTGATTAGGCTGTCACCTTGATGTTTGCCGTCACGGATGGTTCCGAATAAGCCTGACATTGCTGCGACACCGAAACTGGTGTCCCATTTGTTTTTGCCTGTGAAGTGTGGGCGGAGTTTGACACCGACGGATGCTAGGTATCTGTTGAGGTCGTCATCTAAAGCATATGATTTTTGGTGGGCATTGATTTCGATTATCAATTCCATTGGACGGTATGTTTCTATCCAGTTTTCCATTAGTCCGCGTATTTTGGCGGGGCTTGGGTCTGACATGTTGTGGGCATCTAGAATCATTCTGTCACCTGATTCACGTTCCACTGCATACATGATGGCTGCTGTCTTACCTGCCATTGCGGGGTCAAGACCCATCAACGTCACCCATTGACCATCTTTGGGATGTCCTGGGGCTTTAGGGTTAATGGGTCCTGGCTTCCGCATCCTGTTGATTGAACCGTGTACTGCAGCAGGTGGAAAGATTGCATCTTCCTCAACGTCTTGCTGCTGGTAAACCAACGCCCATGTTGATGGGGTTACTTCACTCCTTCGAGTAAAGAGTGCTGGACCATCCCATTTAGGATAGTAGCCCTTCTCGTTGGGTTCATCATCTGAACCGTCCCAGGGGCGGTCTGACTCAGCCCAGAGTGTTACCCAATCTTCAGGGTCGTCAGCGAACTCTAAAACAGCGGGCATAGCCAAATGTGTGAAAGGTGTTTTACCGCCAGTCCAATGGTCAGGGTTCCGAAGTTCCCTGTACAGGTCCACAGATGAAACACGGGTACCTGCAATAACTAGGGTACCTGTTTTGCCGAGCCGTGTAATAACCATCTTCTGCAACCACTCAAGTTGGTTCTCCCACTGATGGGCATTAGAAGTAGACACAATATCGTCTAGGATAATCAGGTCGGCGCGGGCACCGTAAATCTGCATACCCCAACCGAGAGCCTGAACCGTAGGGTCCTTCTCACCAGAATCGCGGGCAAGATAAATCATGTCCTGAGTCCACTGGTCTGAGGTAGCCTTGAAACCTTCAGCGGGACCATACACCTGTTGCAGTTTAGCCCAAGGTTCCTCAGTCAACCGTTGCTTAATAGAGTACAAGAACTCTTTGGCACGTTTCTGGGTTTGAGACACAATAATGATACGGACATTCGGGTCCATAGCAATACGGTACGTGGCGTAGCCCACAGTCAACACCGTAGACTTCGCATGCTCAGGCGGTACGTTCACCAGCAACCGTTTAGGGTTACTAGGTTCATAAGTCATAGCAGGATGCAACCAAGAAGGCTCATTACCTTCCAACACATCAATCCACGCCTGATGGTGAGGAAACACCTCAGCGTTCAAAAATTCCTTAGAGAACGTCGCATAGTCAATCTTAGAACGGTCACCGCCAGGCAAAGCACGTTCCATAGCCTGCTCACCGTCAGCGCGAGCCAAATCCAATTCCTTAGCGAAACGCGGCTCAGCCAACCACTTCTTCAACACCTCAGGCTTACGACCAGTCATCCCAACAGCCGTCTTAGAATCAATACCCCTACGGACAGAAGCCAAAACAGCAGCCTGGTCAGCCTTCAACTTAATAACATTATGGTGCTCAGCACCACCCTTAGCACCCACAATAAAATCCTAAATAAAACATATAAATAAAACCAAATAAAACAACAGCCCCCAAAAGGGCTGTAATAACTAGTTAGCCAACCACAACCACCCACAGTGGTTGTCTAACACTGGAGAGTTTTTTTAAACTCTCTACTATAAGTAACCCCGTTACACGGGTTTTGTAACGCACACAAACAGAAAAATTTAGGTGAATGTCCTAATATGGGTGCATTTTAATACCAAAATACTACGAAAAAATTTAAACCAGAGTATATAGATACGGTGTATTGTTGTTTTAAGTATCGGGGGGTCATAGGTGGTTGGGCTTTGTCGCTTTATCGCTTTATCTATTTATCGACAATTTTATTCTGTAAACACCCCTAACACAAAATGTTAGCAAACCTTACACAGACGACTATCCCCTAACTCTCTTGTTGAGGTTGAGGGTTTGGGGTTTGGGGTTTTGGACTTGTGGTCTAGTTTTGTTTTTTGTTGTGTTAGGTTTGTTTACATTGGGGGGCTTGGGGTTTTCCACAGGTTGTGGATAACTTGTGGATAAGTGGTTTTGAGTTGTCCACAGGGTTTAAACTCTTTGGGGTGTCCACTATTTGAGACAGCCTCTGAGAGGCTCTAGGAGCCAATCTGAGCCCCTATTTATTGCCCCTATCCAATCACACCAGACACCTCCCGTTAGGTCGTCTACGGCGTTTTACTCTCAATTATAACGTTTTGGTAACGGTTCGTGATTTTTGCCGTTTTTGGTATGTCGGGGGGTTTAAACGGGTGTATGCTTCGGGGCAAGCCCCGAGGGACGGGGCGCGAAGGAGAGCAAGATGACAACACAACTCAAGACCCGCGAAGAGTGGCTTCAGCAAGCCACAGACAAAATGCGCGCCGAACTATTCGCCGAGCAAGGTTACGAAGTGCCAACAGTTCGAGTGTCTGTGGGGTTCCCCTCAACAGGTGCGGGCGGGAAAGTAATCGGGCAATGCCACTATGCGAGTGCCGATTTAATCCCTCAAATCTTTATTCACCCAACTCTTGACGAGGCAACTCGTGCTCTTGATGTATTGGCTCACGAATTGGTTCACGCCACACTAGGAGGAGAGGCAGGACATAAGGGAGAATTTAAAAAATGCGCGGTGTCTATCGGTCTAGAGGGCAAAATGACCGCCACAACAGCGGGCGAAACTTTGCAGGCTTGGCTCAATGAACTCGTGGAAGAATTGGGAGAATACCCACACGCCAAACTAGACGGAAGCGGTCGCAAGAAGCAGGGCACACGCTTGATTAAAGTTGAGTGCGCCGAGTGCGGTTACAACTTGCGCACCACTAAAAAATGGCTAGACGATAAGGGCGCACCGATTTGCCCTTGCAACATGGAAGTTATGGGATACGAGGCAGGAGAGGACGAAGAATAAAAACCCCAAGGGGGGGGGCGTGTTTAAACGCCCTCCCTACCAAAAACCAAAAACCAAAACAAACAAGGAGAAAACAAAAATGAAAGCCGAAGCAGTAGTTACAAAAGTGAACGGATACGAAATTTACGCCACACCGAACGCAGTTTTCGGGGGTCCTAGTGGGTACTTTGTCGAAACTATCAACGGGCTAAACCAGCCGAGCCGAAAGTTTTTCGACACCTTCGACGAGGCTAGCGCGTGGATTAAATTGCAATACAACAGATACTTTGAGCGGTGACCCAAAAGGGGGGGCGGTGTTTAAACGCACCGCCTCTCCTAAAAAAACTTTATAACAATTTCATCACAGCCCTTGACAAAGTGCCAAGGACTAGCCCAAAATTGGGCAGGGCAAAAGCCCCCAAACTAAGGAGAAAAAAATGCTAGTGAAAGTAAACTCAGAAAATACCGCAAGCGGTAACCCTCGCAGGGGTTGGATACACTTCGACCATGAAGGCAGGTTTGTGAAATTCTACGCCGAAGGATACGACGACGGGGGCAAAGAGTTGCGGGACTTAAAAAAAGTTGAATTTGAAAGCCCACTAAGTTTAAACATTACGCCAAAAGAATACAAAAGAATTTTGCAACTAACTGAACTAGGGAAGTAATTAAACGAGGGAGGGTTTAAACGCCCTCCCTCCCAAAAAAAGGAGAATAAAATGAAGACTTGGGAAGAAAATTACACAATTAAATTTACTATTGGGGAAGCGGGGGGAATTGGCGAAATTAAAACTACCTATTGGGGTAAAGTGTATGTAAACGATAGGGAGGCGGGGTACTGTGAAAGTTTCGGGGTAGATACGCTTAGAGAAAACTTGGCAACACTTGCAAAGTCTTTCATAGATAGAGAATAATAAGGGGTAAATGAGAAAATTGAAAAGGGAGAGGGTTTAAACGCCCTCTCTCTATTTTTTTTATTTTTAGGGATAGTGTTTAAACAGAGCCATTTAAACGAGGTGTTTAAACGCTCGAACAAATGTTCGATTATAACATTTTGGTAACAGTTTGGGTAAACTCGGCGTGTCTCTATTGACACCCCTTAGAAGCCCACAGAGCCAATCTGAGGGACTTTTATGCTTTTGCATGTAATCACCCTACCCCCTGCCTGATAGGGCGTTAGGCTCGATTTACTCACAAACTGAGAGTGCGGGGATAATGTTACCAAAATGTAATCAAAATAGACTTGACAGGGCGAGGGCTGGGCGTGTCATAATTGGGCAGGGCAAAAGCCCCCGACAAAAGGAGAAGAAAAAATGTTTAGAAGTAAAGTGCTAGTTATGGTAAACATAACAGAGGGGGAAGTTGCCCCTGTGTGTTTAAACCTATCGCAATTTAAAGACGGCAAAATCTATTTTGACCAAGATGTAAACCTCACCGCAACAGAGGCAAAAGATTTAATAGATAAATTACAGCGAGCACTATTCACATTAGGAGAAAAATAAAATGAAGTTCAAAACAATGGCAGAGTTTAAACAGGCTAATAAAAAAACAGGGCAAAAATGGTTTAGCCCTGAGACTATGAAATTTTGGAATTCTAAAATTGAAAGCACACTTTTAGGCAAAGAAGACAAGCAGGTATTTATTACCTCAGAGCGGTACGATTTAGACAGCCCTAAAAAATACACTATCCGCCACGCTATGCCAAGCGGAAATGTGCAAAGTGTGTTTGATTTTGGCAACTTTGACACATTAGAAGAGGCACTATTTACAGCAGGAGAGGCTCAAAATGTAGGGAGTTGGTACTTAAACCAACTAAGAGGGGAGACAGTTTAAACGGGCTCAATAATCGTTACCAAAATGTAATCAAAATACTCTTGACACAGGGTTAGGAGTGTGAGAAACTAAGGGAGTGGGCAGGAGAAACCCACACAGACAAAAGGAGAAAATAAATGAATAAAGAAAATCTAGTTATCGCAGAGATAGCGGTAGATAAAGAAGAATTGTGGTCAAGCATTTTCGGCTCGGCTTATGAGAGCCACAGTTGGTGGCTAGATGAAGAGTTTAAAGAAGAAGGGGGCTGGGAGACTATCGGTGAAGTAACTCTCACCGCTTGGAACGCTAAAAACAATTCCAAAGAAATTGTGAAGTCGTTTAAACCTGATGACATCTTTGACGCTTGGAAAAAATCGGTGGCTGAAGGGTATGTGCATTGTGGCAATTACAGTATGCTAGATGTGGATAACGCTGACGCTTGCTTTGGTGACATAGTTTTGCAAATTGCTATGTATGGCGAAATAGTGTGGGGGTGAGAAAATGATTAGATTAGAAATCACAGACAAGTACTTTTGGCTCTCTATCTTTGACCTAGATGTAAGTGCGAAGACAAGTAGTGTGCTTGCAGTAGTGGTCGCAGTAGTGGCTTGGAAAATTTGGAAGCACTACAAGTAAGACAGCGTTTAAACAACCTGATAATCGTTACCAAATCGTTATCAAGTTGAGAGTAAGTCCCCCTTGACAAAGGGTTGAGGGGGTGGGCAAAATGGGTTAGTGGCTAGGAGAGCCACAGACCAAACAAACAAGGAGAATAAAATGAAGAAATCAGAATTAGTAACAGGCAGAGTTTACCGAGTTAAGGTGGCTTGGGGTGGACACAAAGAAATGCTATGTGTCTCTATCCCTGAAGATAGTAAAAATCGTTGGGCTAACTTCTCAACAGTAAACCCAAACAGCGAGGTAGATAAGTATCTATCAAGCGTGAACCTTGCGCAAATTGAGCGTGAAATCGCACCCGATAGCAAGACTTATCTGCTAGATAAGAAAATTGCAGACGCAGAGTATGAACTTCGCAAGGCACGGAAAGCCAAAATGGAGACAGAGTTTAAACAGGTCGCCAAAGAAATGGGCATTGACGGTTGGCACAGTTTCGCACCTGCGAATTGGGAGTACCCGTTCTCTCGTATGAGGGTGGAACTATCTCTCAGCGATTGGGAAAAAGTTGTAGCAGTATTAAAGAAGGGAGTTTAAACAATGTCTTACACAAGCGAAGATTACTACTACGAAGTAAAGAGTTTAAACGATACAGAGTTTCAGTTGGAAGTGACTAGAAACTTTTATGGAAACTCAAACACTATCTGCACACGCTTCCCAAAGTCAGGGCTACGAGACCTTGTGGCTATGCTTAACGAATACTGCTTAGAGTGTGGGGCGCACGACCCTATGCAAGATGAACCACAATGGCACGAGAGCACCTGCTCTATTAACGAAGGAGAACGATAATGAATACAGATTACTTTGCAGACTATCGCAACCAATACACAATTAAACACCGAGCGTCTACACAAACCTTGCCACGATACTCTGCCGAGTGCAAGTGCGGGGTCTACACAAGTAATGCTCAGGACATTAACGAACTAATTGAAATGCTAGAAGCACACAAACACAATGAAGGAGAAGGCAATGTTTAAACGACGCTACACAATTCTAATCAACACACCCGCACAAACGATACCGCTCAAAGGTTACAAGACTATGGAATTAGCGAGAGCAGACGCAAAACTTTGGGCGAAGGAAGGATACGGGGACATTATTATCCGCAGAGAGGGAAGACGTTTAAACGATACGGCACATCACCTCTTGCTGGCTGTTTTGTTTGCTAGTCCTTGGCTTATCGTGGCTTGGTTAGGGCGGTAGTAATGGATTGCATAACACATAAGCCGATTAAGTTAGATGAACTTATGGCAGGAGAAACGGATTGCGAAGGTTGCAACACTTGGGTTTGCAAGGAGTGTGGGGAAGATGTTTAAACCTAGTGGAAAAGAAGTTATGAAATCGTTACCTAATAATGACCAATACATCTTGACACAACTAATGAGAACAAATTACTCTACAACAGGTGAGGGAAAGTCTCTTATCTACAAAGAAACAATAGAGAAACTACAACAAGGAGAAACAAAATGAAAAAGTCTAAAGTCCTAGAATACCTAGCAGGATACAAAGATGATGAGGAACTACTTATCGCTTGGTGGGATAAAGAAACCACAGGGCACGAACTAACAGACCAAGAGTGGGCAGATGTAGTGCGTATCGTAGATGATGTTGAGTATGCACTCGCTGGCGTATCGGAAGCCATTGACGAAGCAGTAGAAAAGATTAAAGGAGAAGACAAATGAGCGTTAAAGCAAATCTGTGGCTAGAAGATAAGTCACCTGAAGTCCGTAACCTAGACGGTTGCAATACTTGGACACTTGGTTACGAAGGTCTAACTATCTTTATCCGTAACGAGCACGAAGCAAGTGAACTATTGAAAGCGGTGGCGTTAATCGTTGCTGGTATGAAAGAACAGGATAACTAAAATGTTATCAAATCGTTACCAAATTGTTATACAAATGTTATCAAATGCTATTGACAAAGGGGTAGCAACTATGGAAAAATTGGATAGTGCCTACAAGGGTGCAACAAACAAAGGAGAAACAAATGGATACTAAAAATTGGACGGAATACGAATTCAAAGTATTGCGTGAACATACCGAAGCCGACCATAAGGTGTTAGCCGAAGGTATCAACAAGTGGAT